AGTCACCTTCCATCGTCTTCTCCAGACGACGACGCATCATGAGCTTCATCCCTTCCGGCGCATCGGTCTGCACCCACCATGCCGTAGCATTGGTCAGACGCGACAGAACGGCAGCACCCTCATCCAACAGTCCAATGGACTTGATCGGGTTGATGTCGTTGTTCGCGTTGCCAGAGCGCAGCACAGACTTCAGCAGCACCTCAGCTTGGAAGACGTTGCCCGGAGCCACCACCAGTTGGCGCGGAACCAGACGAATCTTCTTGCCGTTGTTGTCCACCGCCTGACGGATCTGAATGAGCATCTGCTCAAGCGAGGTCTGCGACAGGTTTGCAGCAGTGGTCAGCAGGTTGCTGAAAGTGCCGTTGACAATCGGGTGCGACGCACTGTTCAACTGAACGCCGTCACCGCCCGGGTAGGACGAGTTGAAAGCGCGGTTCAGAACGTTCGCGGAAAGCGTCTCTTTGGTCTCAATCAGCGATTGAGCCAGATGACGCGCATACACTTGACCGATACGGATGTGATCACCATCCTCAACAAGAACTTTGGTCAGCGCGAACGCAAGACCGTAGACCTTGTAGACGTACCGCTTCAGGAACAGCACACCACCCTGCTGATAGGTCACCGGGGTGCCATCAGGAAGCTGGGGAGCCGCACCGAAACCGTACAGAACCGGCTCTTCGTGATAATTGCGGGGAATGCCTTCCTGCTCGCGGAAGACTCGTGACCATTCGTCCGTCCGTTGATCGTAAACGCCGTCGAAACATTCGTTCAGAATTGGTTCGACGATGGAACGAAAGTCGGTACTACGCATCGGGGCTGCCATGACTTAGCCCTCCTTAAATAGCAATCGGCGTGTAATTCGCGCCTGAAACGCGAATCTGGCCGTATTGATGTTCAGCAATGACCGCCCGAACGATGACGAAGGTGTCACCCCAGTCATTGTCGGGATACGGGGCGATATCAACGATACGCATCTGCGCTACACCATTGGCACCCGCAAGCGAGATACTCAAAGTGGCTTGCGACAGCCCCGTAGTCGTCGAACCAGCAGTCGTATTGCTCAGATCAGCTTCGTCACCGATCGAAGTCTGGGCAAGCGTACCGTCCGCCTGAATTTCATAAACGATGTTGGGATCGCTGTAGAAATAGGCGACTACCGAACCCACTTGGAACGACTCGTTCGCAGGCCAGTAGTTTGATACACGACGGCGACCCGTCGAATCAGTCCACTCGACGCCAGCAAAGGCTCCGAGAAAGGCGTCACCAGCAGCGGCCACGACGATATAACCGCCAGTGTCCATCTTGACCGGTTGACCTTTAAGAATGGTCGTTGCATAACCAGCGGATACATTACCGCTCGTAGATACTGCTTGAATACCGTTGGCAAGCGCCTGAGCGCGATCCAGACCGCTAGGGTGAAACGCGGGACGCAGGCCAAACGGAGCACTAGTTGCAGACATTGCAAGCTCCTAAATGGTTACCCGTGAAATACGGGAGTTTTGACTTGTTCATCAAGCATTCCAAAGCCCTCACCTTCAACCTCACCGAGCTTACGTCCTCGGCTATCTCGACCCTGAGCTTGCTCGGCTTGATACCGAACTTTCTCGGCTTCCTCCATCGGAAGCTGATGGTGCATATGCAACATGACATCCTGATAAATATCCATCGGGAGTTTGTACAAGACCATCTCGTTGCATGAGATAAAACCAGTGTTTTCGCCAGCCTTTACGCGCCAATTTTCAAACCCGGGAATCTCGTCTGCTTGCACAGGTACATACCCAAGCCGAATCCGCTTATCGATGCTGTCGTATCCATTGGTGGTTGAAAGCCAGCAAATGTGCCAACCCGGAATCTCCGGGACTTTCGGAAGTGCTTGTTGCGTCCATTCGTCACTCCACATCTTGCGACGTTCCTGCGCTGAATGGAGAGAATCTTCTGCTGACGACCGGCTGGCGTCCTCACTTGCGCGAGTTTCGCGGCCACCTGCCGAGAGAGATTTTTTAAGGCGTGAATCCATTTGGTTTATCCCCTGTTCCGTGATTGTTCGGCATAACGCTTGATCATCTTGGCCCGTTTTGCCGGGTCATCCCAAAATCCCGCATCTTTCATCGCTCGAACCTGTTCGGGTTCCAGAACAAAAGTATTACCCCCGCGGCTTGGAGATGATTCGCGTCCTGATCCAGTCACAAAACTTCTAGGGCGTCTCCTATTAGATTCATCCTGAGTTTGAGTATACCGATGCGGCAACCTCTTTTGCAAGCGGTTGTCAAGTTCATCCCAATATTCTTCAGTACCGGGATCCCAACCCTCTTTATGAAGACGTTGATCAACCATCTTGGCAATCTCGCTATCCTCATCACTTCCAGCAGGGTCGTACCACGGATTACTGTTCATCCACCTCTGAGCATGACGAACTAATTGGGGGTTTACCGCACCGTTTTCTTGAGTTTGCGCTTTTGCGGCTTCTTCTTTTGCCCGCTTTAATACTTCTACCCGACCGCGGGTTTCATACCAAAGCTCCTGCGCTTTAGCGAGTTCCGTTCCGTTGGAATGATCCCCCGCCTCTCTCATCTTTGCTAAGGCATACTGAAGCCGCAACTCCTCGTCCTCAATTGCCTTGTCTAATCTTGCAAGATCAGAAGAGTGCGTTTTGCGCTCAACAACCGATAAACGCTCCATCAACTCCTGATTCTGCCTCTGGAGCAGTTCCAGACGACGATCCTTCTCCTCGTTCGTCTTCTTTACATACTCCTTCTTCGCCCTGCGCCTAGCCCTGCGAGCAGATCGAATAGCTTCAGTGTCATCTGGATGATCTTCATCCGACGCATCACCGCCTTCGGCCATCTCTACAGGCTCTTTCTCTTCTTCAGGAGCCATTTCTTCAGGAAGTTCAACGGTTGCAGAACCGTCCTGCTCTTCCTTTACGGCTAGTTCCTCTTCTTTGACTTTAGGATCGTTCATACGAATGCCTTCATGCTCAGGGGATCAGTCGTTACCTTTGCGATAACTTCGTGATCGTTAAAAATGGCAAACAGCGCAGGCTCATCATCCCCGTTTACAGGGACTTCCCAGCGATCTCCTCCCCATTTAGGGACTCGAACAAACTCGCCAGCCTCACACCACGATCCTTCAGGCCAAGCTTGCATCGTGTCCCTATGGCGGTAAGCCAACGGGCCGATAGCAATCACTTTAGCCACCATGTTTTGCCACTTTTCTGCCTCTTTCGTCTCCGAAACAAGGATCAATCCACCCTGACTTTTCTTCTTGACACGCCGAAGTTGTACAAGGATTCGGCCACCAAGAGGCGTTGCACCGGGTTCCACGCTCGGAAATGCCCAAGCTAATTCAGCGTCGTTAGACGCTACCGGCTCATTCATGTTCATCGTCTTCTCGCAAGAGATTGTTAAGGATATCGAGAGAATCTTGTAACCCTCGATATTGACCGACCATCCGCTGGTAGGCTTCCCATGTAGGCGCGTTTCCATTCGCCAAGGAAAGAGCTATTTCACTCTGTGAAGCCTGTATGCCAGTAATCAGATCATTCAGTGTTTTCATTTCTTCTTCAGTAGTTTTGGCTCCTGCTTGGTGGGTTGCTGTTTCGGCTGCATGGATTGACCATTAAGAGGCACGCCCATAGCAATCCGTTTGTGCTGTTTAACAAACTCGCCCATCTGCTCTTTATCGCTCATGACACACTCCTATTGAAGCTTGGTTGAGAAATCTACGACGGTCTTATCCTGATCTAACTTTAGCCTTGCTGCATCTCTCGTTAACCGGGCGGTTTCAATCCGCTCCTTGGTTTCTTGATCCCCCTGAGCTATCGCCATCCGAAGCTGGAGATCTTCCATCTCCATCTGCTGCTTCTGCTGAAGCTCCAACATATCCAACTGAAGCTTCTGCTGCATCTCCTGACCTTTGAGCTGCAACTCGGCCTGATCACGCGCCTGCCGCCTCTGAGTCTCAGCCATGCTGGTCTGCAACAACACCTGACCGTCAGGAGTCAATTCAGGCTTCGGCTTGAACTGCTGCATCGTCTGAACCATCTGCTGAATGACCGGCATGATTCCTGACAAAGTCTGCTGTGCATCCATGTCAACGTGCTGCGACGCACTGCCGTACAGCTTGTCCAAATTCTTCGGGTCAGCTAGCAAGTCATAATCGTCCGGCTTCTTACCAATCGATTGATGAATATACCCCTCCATCCGATTGAGATACCACAACGCTAAATGCTGCTTGATATGCTCCATCGCCTTCGGAAGGAACGCAGGCGCAATCATCGGGTTACCACCAAACACAGGGTTCTTGGCGTAATCCAAGTGAGCCTGAATGTGTCCTAGATGATCTTGCTCCGGATACGCAAACGCCGCCTGACCAATCGTCATGGCTACGTTCTCGTTTGCAGGATCCATCTTGGTCGGCCCCGGCATATCAATCATAATTTCGTTGATTGCAGGAACCTTGAGCTGCTTCAAAAACCGCTGAACGACAATCTTCCGGTTAAACAAGTCCGGGTTCTTGTCCATGATGGACATGACCGCTTGGGTCTGCGCCATCCTCTGCGTTTCAGAGAAGATGTGCGGATCTGACACCGGGATAACATCACTAACCTTAGCAAAGTCTTCCCGCTTGATGTCAAGATCAACCATCTCCTCATCACGCCGCATATCCTCCAGATACCAACGGTTGATCCTCTGGAGAATCTTCAAGACCCGCGACTGGCTCTTGTGAAGCCTTGCGTGAATACTGGAGAACACCGCCGAACCCTGCTCAATCAGGGCTTGGGTCGTTCCTACCGGGGCGTTAGCGTTGACATCGGCAATCTTCTCTTCCGCGGTCGTTACAACCCCCTTCGCCGCATTTGTCAGCCAGCCAAGAAGTTGGAACAACACTGGGCTAGGAGGATTGAACGGGAATGGCATCGCAATCTTGCGAACGTCATCTACCCCCGGAGCCGCTTCAATCTCCGCTACCTGAGTGATTTCAACCTGCTGGCTCTGACCCGATAGCTTCGCCCCCTTGAGCTTCAGCATCGTCGCAGCATTGTTGATATGGGCAGAGTCTAGAAGCGCCCTCAGAGAGCCTGTAAGGGCCGCAGACAGCCCTCCAATCAGATGAGGAAGACCAATCGCATACGCACCCCGCCACGGGATGAACTTGAACTCGACAATCCAGTCGAGCTTGTCCATCGTCTCATCACCCTCTTCCCAGTTCCGGTAGAGACCAATGACTTCAGTCTCTAGCTCGTCAATCATCAGGATGTAAGGTGCAAGCTTGCCTTTCGTGTAAGAGTCGCTGTCAATCTCTAGCCATGTATAGATGTGGTACACCCGACGAACACCATCTTCGTTGTCGTTAGGTGACCGACCCTCAATCTTGTCATTAGCTTTCTGCGGGCCAGTAGGCTCCGGATCCATCGTCGCTCGGATGTACGACGTATCCCTGTAAAGCCCCGCCGCTACCCGCTGCCGATACTCGTAGTTCGAGATATCGTGAACTTCCGTAGCCCGCTGTGCGTTATAAAAGTTCGTCGCCGCAAATGGAACAATCACGTTATCAATTGGCAAGAACTCAGCGCATGGCCTCTTCAGGCGCTCGTCATACCAAAGCTTCAGATACTGCGAGCCGCCAAGGGGAAGCTGCGTAAGCATCTGCTCCATCTCATCTGAGAACTCAGGGATCTGCTCCGTGAGCTGCCAGTTCATGAAGTCACGCTTACGCTCCGCAATCTCTACTTTCTCTTTGTCTACGTCGCCAAGGATCTTCGTCCGAGTCGGGCCATCAGGCGGAAACAACTCTTTGATCGCCCTCGAAGCAAAGTCAACACACCCTTCAGCCATCACCGGGTGAACCACCTTCGAGGCACCATTGAACGAAGCGCCGCCGGGGGCATCGTTGCCAAGGCCAGTCCTGCGAATTCCCTCTTCGTACTGCTTGTCCCGCTGCTTACGGGCTTCTTTGTCTTTCTCTACTAGCTCGATGTACTTCAGCGCAAACTCTGCAACCTGAAGGCTGTCAACAGCGTCAGAATCTGCAAGGTTTTCGTAGAAGTCCGGATCTTCCATCGGGCCTTCAGGAAGCGTGACTACCGCGGAGCCATCAGGCAGCTCCTCGATCTCCGATTGTTCAAGATCAAGATTGACCTCTACCGGCCCTTCTTGCAGCGTATCTCCCTGAGCTAGCCCACCCATTCCGGGGATTGCCCGTCCGTAATCCTGCTCAATCGGGAATTCGGTTGCCATGTCTTATTTCCTCAAGGCGGATAAGCCGCCAACTTTGCCGCCTTTGGCAAACTCAACACTGCCTTTAATGGCTTTTTCTGGAAGAATTGTTTCTATCACATCATCAGGGCCAAGCTCCATTCGCACACGATAACCCGGCTCGTAAGGAGTTCTAAAAGCTTCTCCGGTCTCCGGGTCTCTTAACACTTTGCCGTAGCCCGGGCCGAGAGTTGGATGTTCTCCCCTCATTAACTGTCGCCCGTATAACGCTCGCTCAAGGATTGTGTATGGCGGGTTGTTTTTCTTCGCGCTGTCTTCAGTGAATACACGCTGACCTGCGTCATACTTATAAGGCAGCGACTCAGACAGGTTTTGCAGGTCTGCCGCATCTTTTTTTATACGATCAGCAAAAGAGGTACTAAAGTCTTCCAAAGTCGTCAGGTTCTTCGTTGCGGTCACCGGAGCTTTCATCCCCGCCGCTTCTGCCGCCTTCGCCGCGGCTTTCCCAGCGGCCTTCGCTATACCACCCTTAGCCATCGCCTTCTCTAAGGCTCTACGGGCTGAAGCTACGGCTTTATGGTTGACTGAGCCGCCCTTATTCTTTGTTATATCGGCACTTCTAATATCTTTAGGATCAAACTTTGCAAACTTGCTACGAATCTGAGACGGCTCGAACACAACCCCAACGTCTACTAGTTTTGCCGGGCCACCACCCGGGTCGTAAGTGTTTCTAAGAATCAGAGCATCATGCCCTTGTTTTATTGCCTGATCCACTAAATCGGAATACGAAACATCTCGGTAAGATTCCCCTTTGAAATCATGAACCTTAGGATTCTTAAACCGTAAAGCGGCGGGAATAACGTTTGCGCCTTGCTGCGACTGTTCATAAAACATTCTGTCTGCGCGGGCACTTATGAACTCGTCAGCAAGCTTTTTGAGCCTTTCCTGACTTGATTCGCTAACCTTCTCCCCGACTTTATCAATGATGTTCTTAATATTTTCATCAGATACTTTGTTGTACCAGCCATATGGCATGGTTTTTTTGTACCACTCGTCTAGTTGCTCCGCTTCCTTTTGATCTAACTTTTTTGAATACACGGCCTTTTGGATAGCGTCCAACAGCTCGTCTAGTTTCTCGCCATATGCCGCAACGGATCGTTGAGCGTCTTGCATCCTTGAAATTTCTGCGTCTTCAGCTCTTTGGGTTTGCTTTTCGTATTCTGCCCAGTCTCCACGCCGCTCCGCCGCTGAAGCAAGCCTCATGGCTACTTTGTACTCTCTTGAGCCGCCAATCTTTGAATATCCAGAAGCCGTCTCCGCTGCGTTGCCCTCAAACGATACTTTGTTGAGTTCTTCAATTTGTTGATCTGTGTATCCCATCTTTTTCATCAATGCAATGCTGTCTGGGTCTACAGACTTCTTTGTCATTGACTCTGGAGGCGCTATTGGATCTCGCACAAAGAAAAATCCTTTCTTTGCGCTGGCCGCGCCAGTTGTCTCACCTCGAAGCTTAGGGTCAAACTCACGGATATCTCCGGTTGTGCCGTGAAACCACCCGTGTTCATATCCTTGTTCTAACGAACGCTCATACGGGGTTTTCTCTGCCTTCGGGCTTTCAGGAGCGGCCCGCATCAACAACCCCTGCCTGCTCAGAATGTCTTCGGCGATATCTGCGGCTTTGGGAGCCATCGCTTCACCGGCTTGCCTAGCTTTCTGCGTGAGCTGCCTGCCGACGCCCCTGCCAACCCCTGTGAACGCTTGCAGCTCAGGCAGCGGCCCAGTCTGAGGGAGTGACTCCAGAACCTCTCCTAGCCCCGCTAGATGGCTAGGGCCACGTTCTGACCGCGGCATATACATATTCCTTAAGGCGAACTCCATCGGGTCACCTTGGGTCTTCTGACCCGGTCTGAGGGCGTACATCATTGAGGCAGGCGCTAGAGCAGCCAACGACCCTAATGACACTAGAGCCTCACCAGCACCCAGTACGTCCTTGGGGAGGTCTTTGATCCTCTCCATCGCCGTAGGTTGACGCTGGAACAGCTTCGAGGGGTCGCCGCCAAGGATCTCTGTGGCCGGGGGAACGTCCGACACCGGCGGCTGGGTAGGAACACCACCAAGGATCGACTGATCGGCCTGCTGGCGGCTTTGGGCCATCCTGAGAGCCATCGTCATCGCCTGCTGAGGATCCATGCCTCCAGCAACGAGTTTTTCGGCTATAGCGTCCGCACTACCGGCAAAGTCATCCATAATGGCCTCCTGCCCGAATCATAAACTTACGGGTGCGTCAAGTCCATCAGACCGCATACGGATTCTCTCTCGTCCTGCCGGTATCTACATAATCATCCTCGTCCCAATCATCTCGCGGCGGGGGATCGACTTCTAGCCAACCGGCATCTCTGAGCCATCTCAAAGCCTGCGTACAAGCATCGACGAAGTCGTCGTGGGTCGAGTCAGGGAACGAACAGATCTGGCTTACAAGAGGCTCTGCCCAGTCTTTGACGTAGCCTTTACGTTTATCTGACTCAGGGATCCACACCCTGCCACGAGCGATGATGTGGGAGACGATGTTCAGCCGCTGAATCTTGTCGGCCTTACCGGGGTTGTAAGCAGCAACCGGTAAATGCGCCCGCCTCAAGTCCTGAATCAGCGAGATACCAGCAGACTTGTCTTCAACAAGGATTGTGTCCACCCGCTTCTTGTCCTTGCCCTCACCGAAGATCACCTCGTACTCTTCCTGAACCTTCTCTCGTAGTTCGGGGTACTGGAGCCGATCCTGCCAGCAGTCGATCAGCATCACGGACATCGGGCCATCAAGGGGTTTGAACACGCCCCAAGTCTCTGCCGCGGTCGGATCGTTGATCGTCTTCTCTGACGTTGCACAGTCGTAGGATTGGACGATGTATTCAAACTTCGGGAACTCCTTGCCAGCGGGCCACAGCCTGAACCAATCCCGGCGGACGATTCCGCCATCTTCGGGATCGATGATCTCAGCGTAGATCTCCTGACGACCAAGCTTCGTGCCTTCGTACTGGAGAATCTGCTTGCGGAAGCTGTCAGACAGGTTGTCAAGGTTGCTATAGGTGCTAGCAGTCGTCAGGGCTACGTCATCGCCCTCCCTGCTGACCAGATCGACAATCAGATCCTTCGGCTTCGGGGTGGTGGTGGCGATCAACCGCGTCGGCATATTGGGAATCTTCAGCCGTAGCCCGAACTGCATCTGATCCCACGCCTCTTGGAGATAGTCCCAAGCCGCAAGCTCATCGCAGTTATGGACGACTATGCCGTTCGCAATGAACTCGTGTTCACCCTCAACCGTTAGGTTGTACGTCGTTGAGTTCGGAGATCTTGCGACGCTTTTTACCGCCTGTTGGGTTAGCTCGATAGGTACGGGTTGTTGATCTAGCGTTGCACCGCTTAGAGCAATACCGCTGAAACGGCTTGACGGCGATGTAGCTGCCTTGGCAAACAATACAGGCTCGCTGCTCAGGCTTGAATGCGTTACTCCGCCACCGCTCCAAGCAAGACGAGGAACAGAACTTAGTGGTCTTGCCCATCGCGTGAGAGATAAAGCCCGCCGAACAAACGACGCACACCTCTGGCTTAGCAACTCTTGCAGCGGCAAATATTTCTTTGGCCACCTGCTTCCGCTGCTCTGACATTGGCCTGCCAGTCGCGTGATGCCGCTGGTGATCCGCCTTAGACATGAGAATAAGGTTCGTAAGCTCGTTGTTCTTGACGTTGTGATCGGCGTGGTGAATGACGAACTTTGGCGGGATCGGCCCGTTTGCTTTTTGCCAGATATATCGATGCAGATATCCGCGTCGCTTGTTGTGATAGTGGCCGCTAGGCCTTTCGTGCCATGTGACGCCGTCGTAAAGGATGCCGTCCATACCAAATCCCCTTCTTTGATGTCGCCAGCAGGGATCCACTGACTATCAACAAGTATCGGGTGATCCTCGGTAACCGTCAAGCTCGTCTGCCCAGTTGTAATGGTTACCAAACCACTGGGATTGCCAGAGATTCCAGCGGCGAGCACTTTGCGCGGCCCGTGGCGGGTCATCACCGCTTCGCCGCATTGGATAGCCTCGACAGCCTTCTCTGAGCCATCTGCCATAAGAATTGATGTCCCGGGGAGGCAGCACCATCCTCCATGAAACTGTGGCCCGCGGAAACGCTCAGGCTCACTGGCGGGGATGCCCTTGATCAGGCTACCGTTGATTAGCTTCAGCTCGTGCAGCGCCTTGTTGTAGTCGGCTATTAATTGAGGCGGGATGACCGACAGCAGGCCCGAGTCGCCCTCATAACAAGTAGCCCGGACATCAGAGCTTGTAGGGGCTGCTACAAGCCAGCGGGTGTTGGGATGCGACCAAGCCCACCAGCCGATCTGCTCTGCCGCGGTTCTAGTCTTCCCTGCCCCCCCCCCAGCCAGCATGAGCCAGATTGACCACCAATCTCCCGCGGGGAGG